TGCTGTTACTAATTAGTTACTTATTTCATTTCATCTATTTTCCTTGCGGTACTCATAGAGCCAATATATTTCAATTGGATAACTGTATTTTCATATACAGGGTGCAATACTTTTGCTTTTTAATTGTTTAATTTTTAAAATTATATTAAAATTTAACCAATAACCGTTCAGATGATGTGATTGCACTCTATATCATGCCACCTTTTGAGTGGTTTAGATATAAACACCATCTTGTTTTCGTCTGCCAAGACTACTAACTATACTAAGTCTATTATCCTACTATTTCTAACTCCAGCACCACCTGTAAGCTTGTTGTTGGTACAACAAATAGGATAATAATAACTTTTCTTCAATAACTCTATAAGATTGGCAATCTTTTGGAGTTAAAGCAACATTAATTTGTCAGTATTACTACTCAAGTCAGCTTGGTTAAAGCCCACCTATATCATTATCACATCTGCCCGATGTTACACCATGATATAGTATAATGTTGTGTTTCTTACGACCAGATATTACTATCTGTGCTTGGAATATTGGCATACTCCTCACTTTCCTTGCTTATGTATTCACAAGTTATTCTGACGACAAGAACACTGCCGAGTTAATTTGTAGCAAGAGCAAAACTTGCATTATGTACACGCCATGAGAATACTTTATATCTCTAAGGGCTTAACTATGTGTACTTATTAACATTAATTATCAGTGTTTCTTATTATAGTTACCACTAAATAAGTATCTTTATAATTAATGACTAAGTTTTTATAACTTAATAAAACTAAGTTCATTATGTACTGTGTTGAACTCACGCCAGTAACTTACTGGATAGTATTACGTTTACCTTGTCTAAAAACCGAAGTGACATTCTTCTGTAATACGAGAAGCATTTTGATTTAAATAGTTTACTCTATTGTGTTTTACCCATCTGCATTTATAGAGGCTTTGGACTCTTAAAAGATAATTATCTTTTAGCTGCATTAGTAAACAGAGGCATCAAATAACTATTGCAATAGTTAAATGAATTTGTATTCTCTGTTTGGTTTTTACTTATATTGTTATAATAAATAAATACGCTATTTATTATAACTCACCTTCGGGTCAAAGGTTTATACCCTCACTTGCTGCAACAAGTGACCTATTTTTCCTATTAAATTGCAGTTTAATAGTTATATAGTTTATTGTGTTTTACACCTAAAACTTTGATATTTATACAGAGGTTGTTTTTATATTACGTAATTATGACAACTGTCTAATACCTATAAATAGGTTTACGATTTATTTATTCTACAACTTGTAGGAATGGGTAAGTCTTAATTAATTACGTGTTTTTATATATAATTAATATTCTTACATCTACATTTTATCCCTATCAAAGAAACTGGTGTCCTCAACAACTTGGAAAGAGTTAAGTTTTTAATTAAACTCCCAACTTATTAGGTTGAGAGTTTAAGTATTTAGTCAAGTAATGAATTAATATCCACTCTTGTACTATTACTGATAAGCTTAGTTCTTTCTTCCCCTAATTCATTAGTAACAGTAGCAACTTGCATACTATTAATTAAATCTTTAGTAACAGGTGAACCAGCGGTAACAGTTTTAGCTAATTCCTTGCTAAAATATACATTCTCTGCTTTGTTATCAGCACTAATAAAGGTTATGAATGGATATTTGTTAGTATTTTCTCTAACAACAAGAACTATCTGTGTGAATTTTTGAGAGTTCACAAACTCTTTAATTGATTGAACTAACATGATGATTTTTTTAATTGTTAATATTAAACTTTAAGGGGTACTTCTTTTCCCCTAAACTTAGTTAGGGTGGTGTTATAGTGGGGGTAACCACTCTAATACCCATACAACATTTTAATTTTCAACACTTTACAAAAATTTTATAAAAAATTTTTAAAAAATTATTTTTTACCCTACCTAATTTTAGAGAAATTACCTCAATTTTTTAAATTTTAGCTATATCTACTACAAATTTTACTAGACTTTAGCACTAAATTAATAAAAATGTCAATAATTTAAAAATAAATTTGGAAATGTCAAAACTAATATTTATCTTTGTACTGTAATTTCCTTAAAGGGCATAAAGAATTAACAATACTTTATTTTGAGGACTACAAAAGGCAAACTTTTTAAATAGAAAATAAGGTCTTTAATTATTCAAAGTTTATTGCTGGGATCAATAAGGTAGGTAAAACCACCCAGGTAGGTAAGTCGAAAGATAGACACTCTAAACTAAGGTAATTTAAAATAATAGAGGCTCTTGAGTTTTCCAGGGCTACTATTGTTATATCTAATAAGATAATAATTTAAAATTATCTTCTTCATTTTCAATTAATTACATTAATTTTCTAGTTTAACTATTAAAATAGTTGATCAAAAATTTGTTTTATAACAAATAATGTTATATCTTTGTATTGTAATATTTGAAACAATGACATTTAACATTCAACTAAAAAAAGAAGATAGTATATATGAAGCTTATTTAACTTATATAAATCCTATATTTGCTCAAAATCAATTAACTGATCTGGAAATCAAATTGTTAGGTACTTTTATGACTATAAAAAATAAGTATAAGCACCTGGATGAAGAGAATTTAAATAAATTATTGTTCCATAAAGAAACTAAAAAAAGAATTAGAAGCTTTTTAAATATGAAAGAAGCTGTATTTAACAATACTACTAAATCACTTAGAGATAAGAATTTCTTTAAATATGATAGGATATTAATCCCTCTTCCAGAAATAAAAGATAACAAACTAGTAATTAACTTTGTATTAAGTAAAAATGGAGAATAAATATTACATTCCTGAAATTTCAGAATTTCATGTAGAATTTGAACATTATTAAAAGATTACTTAAACAATTAGGTACCAATGGATAAAACTAAAAAAAGACTAATAACTGAATTAAGTATTAAATATTCATTACCTTTTGAAGTGATAGAATTAATTGTTAATAGTCAGTTTCAGTTTGTATCTAATACAATGAAAGAGATGAAATTAACAAAAGAATATAAAACAATATTAATTCCTAAACTTGGTAAATTTGCTCCAAGTCCTAGAAAAATTAAAATATATGAAAATTATAGAAATAATAAAAGCTTATTGGAATTACCTAATGAAACCAAAGAATAAACAATTACAAGAAGAAAGATTAAAGGTTTGTACTCCTTGTTTAAATAATAGTACTCCAGGAAAAATAACTAAAACCTCATTATGTAATAATTGTGGGTGTGTTCTCGAAATAAAAAGTAATAGTCTAAAAAGTAAATGCCCTGAAAATAAATGGAAAAGATAATTAATAATTCAATAAAAATAGAAATTAAAAACTTTCTTCCGGAAGGTTACACATTAACAGAAGGTTCTGAAATATCTATAGTAACTTTATATCCTAAATGGTTAGAATATAAATTTAATTATGAAGCAGACTTTAAAAAAGAAATAGAATTTGATCCTCATGAAGATGATGATTTTTTAAAAGGTAAAGCTTTAAAAAAGAAAATGGTAGATGGTTCTATTTTTAATATAGAAGAAGGAACTATAAGTATTAAAGATATTTATGGTATTTCTAAAACAATCAAGGCTTATTATAAAACAGAAGCTGATGAGAAGAAAAAAAGAAAATCTTATACTTATGAAATTAATATAGGAGATTTAATGTTATCTTTTGAAACAAAAGAAGAACAAGAAAGTAAATATAAAATTATAAATAATTGGTTTAAATTAAATAAATAATATGGAAAACAAAATTAAATACACACCATTTGGTAATGGAGTTTTAGTAGTATATGTAGAACCTAAAAAAGAAACTGAATCTGGTATTGTATTACCTGATACTGTTGAAGATAGAGAATCATTAACTAAAAGTGTTTATCAAGGAGATGAAGTTATTGCTATTGGTCCTGAATGTAAACAAATTAAAGTAGGTCAAATAGCTTATTTTAATTTACAAATAATGCCTAAACCATTTCAAGTAGATGGAGTTAAGTATTTATTATACAGAGAAGGTGATATTCACGTAATTAAAGATTAATCTAACTTATGAAAGAAGTTAACAAAGATAAAAGAGTGTTAAAAACAGAACCTAAATTAAAGGTTATATTAAATGAAGAACAAAAAGAATTTGTTAAACAGTTTTATACTTATGATGTATGCTTCTTACATGGTGACTTTGGTTCAGGTAAATCATTAGCTGCTGTACATACAGCTTTAACAGCATTTAGAAAGAAGCAATATAATAATATTTGGATTACTAGACCAATGTTAAAAAATAGTTTAGCTGCTTTACCTGGAACTTTAGAAGAAAAAATGGCTCCTTATACCTTTCCAATTATTCAAAATATGGAAGTTTGTCAAGGTAAAGAATATACTGACAAAATGCTTAAAGATGGTGAGGTTAAGATTATGCCTATTGAAGTAGCTAAAGGTTGTTCATTTATAGATGCTGTAGTTATTGTAGATGAATACCAAGATATGAATTATCAAGACTTTAGAACTATCTTAACTAGATTATCTAAAGGTAGTAAAATTATATTTTGTGGATCTAAAGAACAGATAGATAAACAAATAGCAAAGAATAGTTGTATATTTAATACAATAAGATTAGAAAATTCTGGATTAGTTGGTTATATGACTTTAAAAAGTACACATAGAAATCCAGCATTAACAGATATTATTAACTTTTTAGAAAAAAATGGAAAGTAAAAAATTAGAAATATTAAACAGACTTGCTAAAGAAGGTCATATAGATTTAGCAGAAGCTTTAATATTATTAGAAACTGAAAAGGAATATGTTTATATTCCAAATAATAATAATCCGTGGCAATCTATACCTAATATTAATCCTCCTAATATTAATCCTCCTTATACTAATCCTTGTACACCAAATGTACCTGACTGGACTTATAGATCAGGATTAATTACTTATAGGCCAAGTACAACTGCTAAAACTGATTTCTTTTCTCCTATTTGTAATGGAAGTCAATGTAATTCAACAATGTGTATCTGTAAAAAATAAAATATGAAACTATTTACTTTAGCTAACAATTATCCTATTATATCTCCAGAAGCATTATTAATAACTGATTTTGCTAATATTTGGAATAGAGATAAAACAAAAGATAAATCTGTAGCTACAAAAGAATTAGCTTATGTTTATTTCTTATGTGATTATAAAAGTATTTATAATACTTATCCTTCAGAAATAAAAGAAGAAAGAATTATAGAAGATGTATTTAAAGGAAAATATAAACCTGATAAATTAGTTCTTGTAGCAATAGATAAATTTAAAGAATTAAATAATACTTTTAATATGAGATTTCTTCAATCAGCTAGAAGAGCTCTTGAAGAAAGTATGGCTTATTACAATAATGTTGATTATACTTTAAAAGATACTAAAGGTAAATTTATTTATAACATTAAAGAAGTAACTAATTCAATTAAAGATTGTTCTGGTGTATTAGATACATTAGATAAATTAATAGATAAAGTTAGTAAAGAACAACAATTAAAAGAATCTAAACAAAGAGGTGGAGGAGAGGGAGGGTTCTTCGAGTCCAAGTAGTTGATTATGAATAAAGTAGAAAAAAGATTTATAAATAAAAGATTTGGAAAATTAACAGTAATGAAATTTGTTGAATATAGAAAAGAACAAATTTTAAAAAGTGGATTGATAGATTAGTTAATTTTCAAAATAATAAAATATGAATAGAGCTGATGTATTAGAATGGACTGCTGCTAGACAACATTTTGAAGAATTTGGTACTTATACTAAATTACTTCCTGGTAGTGTTGCCTGGATTAGGTTTTGGGAAGAAGAAAGAAAGAGATGTAGAGAAGGTTATCATACTGGAAGAGATTATATTCCAGGGTATTTTTATGATTACCTGAATTACAGCCCTATCTTAAAATCACAAGAAATTAATAAAGAGATAGTTATAGCTGATACTATTGGTCAAGTTCAAGCTGAAAGGGTTGAAGGTTTTCCAGATTTTTGGGATGGTGATTATGATTTTTTTGGTTATTTAGATGAAGCAGAAAAATCAGGAGAACATGCTTTTATGGGAGGTAGTCGTGGTAAAGGGAAAGAGATGCCTAATTACCAACCTGTTAAAACATTAACAGGAGAAGTAAAATTAGGAGATTTAAGAGTAGGAGATAAAATATTAGGAAAAGATGGAAAAGAAACTACAGTATTAGAGATATTTCCACAAGGTATAAAAGATATTTATGAGTTAACTTTTTCAGATAATAGAAAAGTAGAATGTGGATTACATCATTTATGGTCAGTTATAGATAAAAATGGTAAATATAAAATTTTAACTACAGAAAAAATACTAGAAAATTATAAATATAAACATAAAAAAACTGGTTATACCTATAAATATGCTATACCAACAAATGATTTGATAGAATATGAAGAAAAAATATTACCTATTGACCCTTATATATTAGGTTGTTTAATTGGAGATGGAAGTTTAACAAAACAAACTCCAAAAATATCTACAACAGATAATGAAATAGTACAAGAATTTATAAACAGATTGCCTGATTATAATATTAAAAGAGATATTCACAGTTCTAATTATACAATTACCTATAAAAAAAGATTTGATAAAATAGAAACTGTTAAATATGAAAATGGTAAATATGGAGTTAATCCTTTATATAGAGAAATTGTAAAATTAAATTTAAATAAAACTTGTTATACTAAATTTATACCAAATATTTATAAATTATCTTCTAAAGAACAAAGATTGGAATTAGTAAGAGGTTTATTAGATACTGATGGTTCAATTTCTAAAAATGGAGAAATAGAATTTAGTAATAGTTCTATTCAATTAATAGATGACTTAGCAGATGTACTAAGAAGTTTAGGAATAAATTGTAAAAAATTTATTAAAGAAAAATCAGATAGTAGATTATACATATATACAAATCAGGAAGTATTTAAACTTACTAGAAAAAAAGAAAAAATTAACCCTTTAAAAGGGTGGAATAAAATTTCTATAATTAATATAGAGAAAAAAGGTTCTACTGAACAAACTTGTATAATGGTTGATAATGATGATAAATTATTTTTAACTAAAGATTTTATTGTCACTCACAATAGTTTTAAAGCTGGTAGTATGTTATGTAGAAATTATTATCATATTGAAAAATCTAAATCTTATGCTTTTGCTTATTCATTAGAATTCTTAACAGGTGATGGTATTATTACTAAAGCCTGGGATATTATGGATTTTAGAGATACTTATACTCCCTGGGGTAAAAGAAGACAGTATAAAAATACTGATTTGCATAGAAGAAGTTCTTATCAAGAAACTGATTCAGCTGGTCTTAAAGTAGAAAAAGGTTGGAAATCAGAAATTATTGGTGTAACTGTTGGAGATGATATTGATAAGTTAAGGGGTAAAAGAGGTAAACTAATTATACTTGAAGAAGCTGGTAATTTTAGAAAATTGCATAAAGGTTGGAATATATTAAGACCTTCTATGGAAGATGGTAAAAGTACATTTGGACTTATATTAGGTATAGGTACTGGTGGTTGTGTTTGTGCGGGTACAAAAGTTTGGGACAATAATGGTAATTTAATTAATATTGAAGACTTAAAACAAGAAAACGGAATATTAGGATATGATGGAGAAAAAATTTCTAAAGAATCTATACCTTGGTTACAACCTCCTACGTCTAAACAATGCTACAAATTAACTACTAATACAGGTAGAACATTAGAATGTAGTGAAGATCACCCTATTTTATATGTTAGTAGTTGGAAAAAAACTGGATATACAACATCATTTATAGAAACTAATAAACTAAAAATTAATAATAAAATAGCAGTTATAGAACAAGTTAATTTATTTGGAAGTAATAAAATGTGGGAACCTAGACTTATAGGTTGGTTAATAGGAGATGGTACTTATGGTAAAAATCAAACTGTTAGACTTTCAAATTGCGAATCTGAAATAAATGCTTACTTAATAAATAATTTAGATACAAAAGTAAATGTAGAGTATATAACAAAAACTGGTAAAATATATCAAGAGAGAAGAATAAAAAATATTAGACCTAAATTAAAAGAATTAGGAATATTAAATCAAACTAAATTAAATAAAAAATTACCTACAAACATAGACTCATATACTAAATCTGATATTTGTGAATTAATAGGAGGCTTATTTGACACAGATGGTTATATTTCATACAGAGAAAATAAAAAAAGAAACACTAAGTTAGTAGAAATAAGTATCTCACAAGCTAGTAAAGATTTATTAAAAGAAATTCAATTATTATTACAAAAAATAGGAATACATGGAGTAATAAGAGAAAGAAAACCTAGAATAAATAATCCTATAGATAAAAATAGTTGGTATGAATTTACAATATGTGACGGAAAAAGTTTATTAAATTTTTATAATAACATAACATTAATTGTTAAAGAAAAACAAGAAAGATTAAATAAAATACCTGAGATATATTTAAATAAAAAAAGAGGAGTAAAAGCAGATAAAGGTATAAGATTTGAAACTATTATATCTATTGAAGATATAGGAGTTAAACCTATATATAATTTAGAAGCTGGAATAACGCATACTTATATAGCTAATGGTATAATAACACATAATACAGAGGGTGCAGCTTCTGAGGGATTTGAAGAATTATTTAGAAATCCTAAAGCTTATAAAATTTATCCGGTTACTAATAAGTGGGAAGTTGGTAGAGAAAATACTAATATAGCTTTCTTTTGGTCTGGAGCTGTAAATTATACAGGAGCTTATGATAAAGAAACTGGTGTTAGTAATATTGAATTAGCTACTCAATATATAATGGATGATAGAAAATTAGTAGCTACTGGTGCTGATCCTCATGCTTTAACAAGAAGAAAAGCTGAGATTCCTTTAACACCATCTGAAATGTTAATGAGAATTTCAGGTACTCAATTTCCTATAGGATTACTTAAAGAACAAGAAGCTGAAGTATTTACTAAACCCCATCTTTATAAAGATTTAGATTACTATGTTAAATTTGTATTAGATCCTGAAACTCAAAAGTTTAAAGCTGTAAATGATTTAGAAGCTACCCCATTATTAAAAGCAGGACAACAAGATAATAAAAATATGCCTGGAGCTTTTATTATATATGAACATCCAGTTGAAGGTTCTCCAATAGGTAGATATGTAGCAGGAATAGATAGTTATGATTTTGATGAATCAACAACTAACTCTTTAGGTTCCATGTTTATTGCAGATTTATTTACTCAAAGAATAGTAGCTGAATATACAGGAAGACCTGATGCATATACATTTTATGAAACTTGTAGAAGAGGTTTATTATATTATTGTAATGCACAAGCTAATATTGAAAATGCTAATAAAGGTATATTTGATTATTTTGATTCTAAAAATTGTGGATACTTAATAGCAGATACTTTAAATATTGTATCTGAATATAATGAGTCTATTAAAGCTAGAACAGGTACTACAAGAAAAAGAGGTTTAACTCCTAATGATAAAATAAACGCTTATGCTAGAGGTATGATTGCTCAGTATTTAAAAACTTCTACTAATAATCCTGATAAACCAGAAGAATTATTTGTTCATAAATTTAGATGTTTACCAGCTATTCAGGAAATGATTAATTGGAATCCTGATGGTAACTTTGATAGAGTATCAGCTTTAGGTTGTTTAATATTAATAATGAACGATAGATTAAAATATCCTATTGAAGAAAGATTTCAAGTAGAAGAATTAGATGAATTTTTTACACGAAATTTTAAACCTAAACAAGGCTTTAGCTATACACAAACTGGATTAGTTATTCCTAATTGGTTAACTGGTACTTAATATTCATATATTTGTAATAAATTTAAGAGAGATCTATGGATTTTTCAACATTCAAACAATTACCAAGACAAGCTATACCTGATTCTCAAAAAGATGAACAATGGGGTAAAGACTGTGTTGATGCCTGTGAAGGTTTAGTTTTACTATTTAATGATAGAATTAGAGAATCTAGAGCCAACAAACAAAATAATTATAATCTTTATAGTGGAATAATTAATCCTCAAGAACTTGAAAAAATAACTAATCCTTATAATTTACAAGGACAAACTTTTCCAGCTTTTCCTAGGAATATTCCAATTACTGAACCTTACTTTAAAAAGTTATTAGGTGAAGAATATAATAGAAGATTTGATTGGTATTTAGCAGTAATCAATGAAGATGCTATTTCTACTAAACAGGAACAGCAAAAAGAAATGATTAATCAAACTGTAGTAGAATTATTACAACGTAATCAAAATTTAACTCCAGAACAATTACAAGATCCAGAAGTAGCTAAACAAATGGAACAAGAAATCCAAGCTAAATTAGATGATGTTATGTCTTGGAGAGAAGAAAGAGAATTAGCTGGAACCAGGATATTAGAATATTATACAAGAAAATTAGATTTAAAAACATTATTTAATAATGGTTTTGAAGATGCTTTAATTTGTGGAGAAGAAATATACTGTGTTGATGAAGTTAATAAAGAACCTTCAATAAGAAGATGTAATCCTCTAATGACTTATTTTTTAACTAATCCTCATTCACATAGAATTGAAGATTCTAATATAGTTGTTGAAGAACAATATTTACCTTTAGGAGAACTATTAGATAGATACCATAAGTATCTAACTAAAGCTGAAATAAAAGAATTAGAAGATAATAATTTTAATGGAGGAACTCAAATGTCTTCCAAAAATAATATTATAAATTATGGGCAAGCTGTTTCTTGGAAAGATCCTGATGTAGGATTATTTGTTGGACCTAATGTTAATAATGCTTCAAATGATTTTAATAATTATAGAGTATTAAGATGTGTATGGAGATCAATCAGACTTATTAAAATTCTTCATTATTTAGATGAAAATAATGATGAACAAACTACTGAAGTTCCTTCATCTTATAAACCAGATAAATCATTAGGGCAATGGACTGAAGATATGGCTATTGGAGAATTCTGGGAAGGTACTAAAATTGCTAACAAATATTATGTTAAAGTACAACCTAGATCAATTCAATTTAGAACTTTAAATAATATATCATCTTGTCAATCAGGTTATATAGGTTCTATATATAATACTAATGGTCAAAAAGTTTATTCATTTATGGATAAAGTTAAACCAGATCATTTGATGTATATAACAATGGCTTATAGAACTGAAATGGCTTTTATGAAAGCTAAAGGTAAAATAGGTTTATTAGATAAAGCTTTAGTTCCTGATGGTATGAACATGGATATGTGGTTATACTATGCAGAGATTATGGGTTGGGCTGTTATTGATTCCTTTAAAGAAGGAAAAAAAGGTGCAGCTATGGGTAAATTAGCTGGTAACAATGCTTCAAGATCTGATTCAATTAATTTAGAATTAGGTAACTATATTCAACAACATATTGCAGCAATGCAACAAATTGAAGCTAGACTTGAAAAGATTACCGGTATTAATGATGCTAGAAGAGGTAATACTCCTTCCTCAGCTGGATTAGGTACTACACAATTAGCTCAACAAGCTTCTTATGAAACTACTGAATCTTATTTTAGAGTACATGATAATGTTAAATTAAGAGTAATTGCAGCTTTATTAGAAACAGCTAAATATTGTTTAAAGAATGGTAATAAAACTTTTCAGTATATCCTTTCAGATTTAAATACTGAAATCTTTACAATTGATGGAGAACAATTCAATGAAACTGAATTTGGTATTATTGCTTCTGATGCTTATGATGATAGAAAGAGTTTAGAAACTTTAGAAAGAGCTACAGAAATGTCTATTCAATCTGGTACTATTGATGGTGAAGAATTATTAATTGTACTTTCTAATAATTCATTCTCATCTAAAAAACATAAATTAGAAAAGATAACTAGAGATAAAAAGAAACAAGCTCAAGCTAATATAGAAGCTGAACAAAAACAAAACCAAGCAGCTCTTGAAGCTAGAATAAAACATGAACAAGATTTATTACAATTAGAATACTATAAAGTAGAACAGGATAATCTTCAAAAACAATTAGATAGAGAACAAGAAATTTATTTAGAACAAATAAGATCTTTGGGAATGGATGAAGGTTCTAATATTGCTGATATTGAAGGAGCTGCTGCTAATGCTTTAAAACAACAAGAGATTAATCTTAAACATTTAACTGAACAATCTAAATTATCTATTGCTGATAGACAAAGAGATCAAGATAAACTTCTTAAAGAAAAAGAACTTGAACTTAAAAAGCAAGAATTACAATCTAAAGAAAATATAGAGAAATCTAAATTAAAGCAAATTGAAATTCAAAATAAAAATCAAATAGAATTAGCAAATAAAAAAGCTGCTTTAGATAAACAAATGATGGATAAGAAAATCCAATTAGAAACTATGAAAACTAAAGCTGCTATAACTAAAGCTAAACAAAAACCTAAAACTAAGTAATTATGTTAATACCAAAAAGTTTTGAAATATTAGGACAAACTATAACTGTTGAATATAGACGAACTTTATATAAAACAAATAAATATATAGGTTTATGGATACCTGGAAAAAATAAAATATTATTACAACAAAGAACTAAAACTTATGAAATAACAGATGAACAAATAGAACAAACATTTTTACATGAATTAACTCATGCTTTATTAACAATAATGGGTTATGAAAATTTATCTAACGATGAAAAATTAGTTGATTTAATTGGACATGGTTTACACCAAATAATTAAATCAGTTAAATACTAAAATTAAGTTAAGCTATACAGAATAATTAAATAAAATAAAAACCCTTGCAAATATCATAAAACTATATGATCTTTGTACTAATAAATTAAACATGGCAGAAGAATTAGATTTTTTTGACAAACTAGACGGAATTACATTAGATAAAGATGGTAATAAAAAACCATTAGAAGTTAATGACGATAAAGAAACTGAAGAACAAAAACAAGCTAGACTTGAAGAAGAAGCTAGAATTAAACAAGAAGAAGAAGATAAAAAGAAAGCTGAGTTAGAAAATCAAGAAGATGAAGAAGATACCGATGATTCTAACAACCCTGGAAATCTTTATCAAAGTTTAGCTACAGTAATTAAAGAAGATACTGGTTTATTTACAAATTTTGAAAAACCAATTGAAAAAGCAGAAGATTTAATTGAAGGAATTAGATTTGAAGTATTAGAAGGTATTGAAGATTATAAAAAATCATTACCTCAAGATTTTCAACAAATGCTTGAAAAATATGAATTAGGTTTAGATTGGACTACAATTAAAGAACTTAAATCAAATGAAAAACAACTTAATGCTATAAAAGAACATGATATTGAAGAAAATGAACAAATAGCTAAAGATATTTTTATTGCTGGATTAAAAGCAACTACTAAGTGGAATGATGCTAGAATTCAAAAAGAATATGAAAAAGCTTTAGATTTAGAAGAGGTAATTGAAAGATCTAAAGAATTTTTAGAAGATTTAAAAAGAATAAATGCTGAAGATGAAAAAAATCTAATAAACAATTTAAAAGAACAAGAAAGAATTGAGAAAGAAAATTTTCAAAAAACTTTAAAAGAATTAAAAGATTCTATTTATGATAATAATGGTATTATTCCAGGATTAAAATTAACAGATAAAGAAAAAGCAGATTTATATGCTCAAATGACTAAACCTGTTGCTATTGATAAAAATGGTAATGCTATTTCAAAAGTAGAAGAAGTAAGAGCTAAAAATCCAATTCAATTTGAAAAGACTTTAAATTATCTTTTGATGAAGGGTGTTTTTGATGAAAAACCAAATTTTGATTTTATTGTAAAAAGTACTAAAACTCAAACTTTAAAAAACCTTGAAAAATTAGCTCAAGAAGAATTAGAAAGAAAAACTAGTGGTAAAGCAAGAAGAACAGAAACTAGTAATTTAGCAGATTCTATTTTAAACTCATTCTAAAATCAATATAAATAAAATAATTAAAAACAACTAAATAAAATAAAATGTTAAGAATATCAAACTTACAAATATCAGAACCTACTAATTTTGGAGGTCTTGTTACAGAAGCTAACTTAGGTTACTTGTTAGAAAATAACCCACAAAAAGCATCTAATTTAATTACCCAATTGTACTCAATGGATATGGGTCACATGGATTTACATACCAGGTTATCACAATTTCCTGTTAAGTATTTCAAAACTGATGATGTATATCGTTGGAAATTAATGGGTCCATCTGAAAAGAATATCCCTTTGTTAGAAGCTCGTTTATCTAAAAATGGTTCAGCTTTAACAGCTAGCTCTACTGAAAAACCTGGATTAGGTGCTTCAAGATTTTGGTTGTTATTTCCTGAAAGATATTTCTTTGATACAGAAATGATTGTAGGTGAACAAAATGAAAAATATATTGTTAGGATTATGGATGAACCAATTGTAGAAGGTGGTAACACTTATCTATATGAAGTAGAATTTGTAACTAATGATTCTAATGCTTGGTTCCCGGTTGATGAATTAGTTGCTGGTAAGCGTTTCTCTAAAGAAGGTAATGCTGTTGAAAGAACTATGAGTTCTAAAGGCGGTCAAGATACTTATGTAACTCCTTTTGAAATGGAAAATTCATTTACTTACATGCGTAGAGAATTACATGGTGCAGGTAACATGATTGATAGACCATTACAATTTAGTTTTGTTGGTATTGATGGTAAAACTCATAATACTTGGACACAATTCCAAGATTGGGAATTTGAAAGAAATTTCCGTTTATTAAGAAATAGAGCTTTGATGTTTGGTCAACCTTCTAAAACTTCTCAAGGTACTCATTTGAATAAAGGTAAATCTGGTAACTATATTGAAACTGGTGCAGGTTTAAGAGCTCAAATGGATCCTTCTAACGTAGCTTACTATAATAAATTATCTGTAGGTTGGTTAACTGATTTAATGTTAGGTTTATCAGTAAACAAATTAGCAATGGATAAACGTAAGTTTATTATGAGAACTGGAGAATGGGGTATGTATAACTGGTCTAAAGCTTTGGAAGATAAAGCTTATGGTTGGGAAAGAGTAACTACAACTAATATTAATAACATTAGTAGAGTAGTAGATAATACACGTATTACTAAAGGTTCTGGTAACTCTTTAACTTTAAGAGGTCAGTTCTTGGAATATATTGGTCCAAATGGTGTTGAACTTACTGTAGAAGTAGATCCATCTTATGATGACTTAGTTAGAAATAAGATTATGATGCCAGGTAACAATGGTTCAGCTGAATCTAACAGATTTGATATTATTGACTTAGGTACTGAAAATGGTGAACCAAATGTATGTTTAACTGCTCCTGAAAATTTCTCTGAAATTATGGCTTATATCCCAGGTATGCGTGATCCATATTCAATTGGTAACAAAAAACCTAAGATGATTGTAACTCCTAAAGATGGTTACGAATATCATAGAATGGATATTTTCGGTGTAATGATCAAAAATCCAACAAGATGCTTACAAGTAATTCCTTCAGTTTTAGCGTAAGCTGAAGGATTATTTTAAAATAAATTTGTTTATTTCAAATAAAATACTTATATTTGTAGTAAATTAAAAACAAAAAAATGGATTATAAAACATTAAGAAGTAAGAAGTTAATTGTAAAACCAGTAATGACTAGAAGTTCATGGCTTAAAAAAGGTCATGATGGGGAACACTCTTATACTAATACGAATAAAACATTTCAAGCTAAGTTAGGGTCTAATGGTTATATATTAGACCCACTAGCTTTTATGTCACCAGAAGAAAAAATTAGTTTTGCTTCTGAAATTAGAATTAAACCGGAAGAATTAAGTGTATTTGAAAAAGAAAACATTTTTACTAAACATTCTGTAACAATTAATAAAAATCAAAAAATCATTGATTGTACAGATCCTTTACAATTTTTAGATTTTCTTATATTACAAGGTTATCCAAATATTATTAAAGCTCCAGGAGCTGCTGAAAGACCTACTCAAATTTTTGAAATAGTAGATCAATCAGAATTAGATGCTGAAAATGCAGTTAAAGTTAATTTCAAAGTAAAAGCTACTATGGAATTTGCTAAATTAGAAGGTAAAGCTAAAAAGTTAACAAATGTATTATTAGTTTCAGGTAGAAACAATATACCTAAAAATGCTACTGTAGAATGGTTAACTAATGAAACTTATAAATTGATGGAAGAAAATCCTAAACAATTTTTAAAGTATTTAGAAGATCCAATGTTTGATTTAAAAATATTTGTTAATGATGCTTTAAATGTTAAAGCTATTACCAAAGTTGGTAAAGATGAATATGAATTAGCTCATACAGGTAGAATTTTAGGTAATATGAAAGAAGTTTGTGCTTACTTTGATAAACTTGAAAATCAAGAAGATAAATTAATTGTTCAAGCTAGAATAGATAGTAATAAGTAATAATGACAAGACAGGATTTTTTAAATGAATTTTATTTAAAATTAGACAAGATAGCTAGCCTTGCTCTTCCTGGATATGAACCTGCTGAGATAGCAGCAATAGCTTCTTATGTTCAAGAAAAATTAGTACTAGATAAATATAATTCTAAAACTAATGAAGGTTTTGAACAAACAGAAAAAAGAACAGCAGAATTGGGTGAATTGGTTGAAAATATATTATTGACTCCACTAGCTTATAATCCTGCTTTAAATGTTACAAATGGTGTATTTGTTAGTTTACCTAACATTTATCCAACAAATGTTTTTTGGCTACCTATATATGAAGAAGTTACTATTAATAAAAAGTGTAACAAAAAATATATTAAAGTACCAGTTAAAGAAATAACACATGTAGAATTAAATCAATTAAGAATTGATCCTTTTAATAAACCATCAATTAAACAAGATGGTGGAGTATTTAGATTAAGATTTAGTGATTATCAACATGAACTTGTAACAGATGGAACATTCAATGTATTAACTTATCAATTAAGATATATTAAAAAACCACAAGATATTAATTTAACAACTAATTTAACTGCTCAAGTATCTGAGTTATCAGAATTTGTACATGCAGAATTATTAAATAGAACAGTTGAAGAAGTATTAAGAGTTATTGGAGATCCAAGAATACAAGTATTACAAACACAAGAATAAAACCCAATTATTAACAATAAATCAAAAATAAAATGATCGCAAGTCAAAATCAAATTAAAACATTATTACTAGGTGATAACATTGCAATTGGAAATCTTCCAGCTTCAGGTACACAAGTATCTCCTAGTAATTTACCAGTAGGTGCTGTTGTATTAACAGACTCAGCTGGACAAAGAGTAGTAGCTTCTGGAATAAGTGCAGGAGCAGGTAAATATGTCTTAGTACAAAGTCAAGGTCCTTCTTTACCTTTAATTAAATCAGATGTAATAGATTTTAGCACAGCTACTATTACTTTTAAAAACCATGTAGCTCCTAAAGAACAAGTTTCTTATTTAGGTAATGTTGGTTCAGGTTCTCTTCAATTACCAGCTGCTTTAGCTTCTGGAGCATCTAAATCATTTTATGGTTCAATTGATGTAATTGATTTTAATGTTTCTGGTAATAG